ATGACTATCTGGCACAAATCAATTGCCATCCCTGGGCGCCACCGTTCACTGACACTGGATACAACCTTCAGCGCACTCTGCCAGGAGAGCATTTTGATTGGCATTCCGATTTTCACGTCAATACTCTGAATCAAACTGTCCGTGCCTTCACTTTTATCTGGTACCTTAACGATGTGCCGAGCCCTGACGGTTACACCGAGTTTTGCAATGGTGTAAAAGTTACACCGAAACAAGGTCGTCTTTTATTTTTTCCAGCAGATTTTGCGAATATGCACAGAGGAGTGTCCCCAAGCTCACCCAAATATATTATTACAGGGTGGATTTATCAGCGTTTAGACCCTAGTTGGTCTCTACCAACCTATCAGCCACAGCAATGACTAAAATCAAGAACGATCCATTTATCTGGGTCAAAGACGATGCAGTTCCCCAAGAACTATGTCAACGTCTCATCACAAAGTTTGATCAATCTCCGAACGCTCGACCTGGCATTACAGCAGTCGGTTACGAGAACATTAAACAATCGTTAGATCTATATTTGACTAATGAATCTGAGTTTGCAGAAGAAAACACAGATATCTTCAACCTCATTGGCCCTCTATTGGTGGAGTACCGTACTCAACTCCCGTTTGTACCTTGGAATGGTGGGGTAGGCGACACGGGTTACAATATCCAAATGACTCGCCCAGGTCAGTTCTATGATTGGCACGATGACCATTTATCGTCGGTTCAACCTCCCTTGGTCCGCACGGTGACTTTTATTTTGTATCTCAATACAGTAAATAAAGGGGGACACACAGAGTTTTGGACAGGGAAGAAAGTCAAGCCCAAAGAAGGAAGGGCGCTTTTATTTCCCGCTGAGTTCACCTATAGGCATCGAGGTTGCACCCCAAAATCGAATAATAAATACATTTGCACGGGATGGTTTCATGAACCTTTACCGCTGCCTGCAAACAGCTAAACTAAACTGTATTTACTCAGAACAATGAACACCACTGGGCGTTATTACTTGACGTATGACCCTCGACCAGAGTACGCCACGGAATACATCGAACCCGACATCCGCATGTCGATCGATAGCGAAGCCAACCTCGAGCAAATGTGCTCGTTCTTCGACTCGTTTCTAAAGGCTGCAGGATACCTTTACGACGGTGAAGTCAAGGTAACGCAATGAAAAACACCAACCCCTGGTTTGAAGAAGGCTCCAGCAAAGCCCGCATGGTCTGGGTAACTCCTGACGCCGAAGAGCATATTGCTTACATTGCCCGCGTCAGCAATCCCAAGAACCAAGCAAACGAAAAGTTCGAAGGATTGCTCAAGTACTGCATCAAGCACGGTCACGTTTCGGTATTTGAACAGGCGGCAATGTGCGTTGAGGTTATTACTCCTCTGGCAATAGCGACGCAAATGCTTCGCCACCGTTCGTTCTGTTTCCAACAGTTTTCGATGCGGTACGCCTCAAACGAAGAACTCAAAGATTTGCTGGGTGAATACGGTTCGCTTTACTACATGCCCGAAGAGGCACGAGTTCAGGATCATCGGAACCGCCAAAATAGCATCTTCGCTGACGACGCTCAGCTCGACGATGCGATGCAAAATACCATGCTTTCCGCATACAACATCTCCGACCTGTGTTACAATGACCTCCTCGAACGTGGCATCGCGAAAGAAATCGCCCGCTTCGTTCTGCCTCAGGGCGGATACACTCGTATGTATGTCACTGGTAGTGTTCGTAGCTGGATGCATTACCTCCATGTCCGTGATGAGGAAGGAGTTGTGCAGTGGGAGCACGTCGAACTTGCTCGTGCAATCAAGCCAATCTTCGCCACGCAGTTTCCAACGGTGAACTCTGCTTATTTCCATAAAGAGCGCCCTGCGCTCGAGGTTGAGAATGAAGAGCTCCGTGCTGAGATCGAAGTGCTTAAAGCGCGGATAAAAGGACGGCTGTGATGGATCGCTTGCCTGTTTTTGAGCAATGGCTCTACCGGTTTCAGGCACCTGAGTCCGTTCTTTCTTTGGCTCAAGAAGTTGCTCTGATGGTCCCCTACAGAGTGAACGACAAGAACCTAACCTCCGACGACTTTTCTTCTCGACACTTACCGCAGATGGTTCCCGTGAGGAACTGGATCGACGAGTGCCTCAATGAAGTCTCGAAAGATTTGATATTCGAGTGTGACGAAGTTAAGTCAACGATTGAGTGGTTCAACCGTTCTGAAAAGGGAATGTGGCATCCAGCCCACACCCACCATAACTCTTTCTTGAGCGGAATCTTTTACCTGACTCCCTCGGATGCTCAGACTTGGTTCAGCGTACCTAGTGTTTTCGGTCCCGACTACACATTGCTGAATCTTATTCACCCAAGCAAACATTTCATTTATTACAAACACCCGACTACAGTCGGTGACCTTCTGATCTTCCCTTCGGGAATGCTTCACAGCGTTAACGAGCATACTTTTGATCAACCTCGCTATACTATGGCTTTCAATGCATTCCCTTCGGGATTTATTGGTAGCCAATCCGATAGTGTCTATCGGAAGTTCATGAACATTACAGTCAACCAGGAGAAATGACTTCTACGCTCACCAAGCAAATGTGCCACGCCTACTGGCATATTCTTGAGGATTACCCCACCAAAGACGGCGAGTATGTTGTCGTTTTTGAAACCGAAGACGGCTCCTTCGGTTATCCCGATGTGTGGGAGTTTACAGCTCGCGAAGGATGGCAACCGCTTCTCGGATTGAACCACGAAGACCAGCCAACACACTGGTGCAACCTACCAATGCCTAAATGAACAGACCAAAACTTGAACATACTATCGTCCTTGAGAGAAATCCAGCTCCGCTGGTCGTCTGGGATTTTAATGTCTCCGTCTTCCACGTTCTCAACTGGTATCAGAAAATCTCAGGATCGTTCAAGCAAGAAGTTGAGGAGAAGTTAATCAGGGGAGCTTTCGCGTTACATATCAATCGCGGTCCAGATATGCTCCCTCGGCATTCCTACCGAATGCTGTTTGTTGCTGATAAACGTTTTCCAGACACTCACAACTACTGGCGTAACAACGTCATGCAAACTTCTCCCGTAGTTAAACAAGCATGGCTAGACCATGCAGAGCGGGAAGGAGTAGATTATGAATCTTTAAAGAAAGACTACAAAGGTACTCGAGGAGACAAATCTGAAGAGTTCTGGCTTTGCTACAACATATGCCGAGACTACGCAACCACCTATTTTCCATTTTTTGAAGCTGAAGGCTATGAAGCGGATGATTTTGCTGGGGCTGTTTATCGGCTCAGCCGCGATTCTGACGAAGAATCGATCGTTCGAAAAAGACAAATCTTCCTTGCGACGTTGGATCGAGACTGGTCGCAGTGCGTTGACGAAGCGCATAAAGTCTATTTCGCAAACACTCGCTACCCGTTTGCCAACGAAAAAATCCAAGAACGACTCGTGGGAAATCTGGGAGTGATTGAGCACACAGCTCATAAAATGGGTTACGACATCACTCACCCTGCTCAACTTTCTGAGCATAAAGTTTTGCACAGCGACATGGGAGATAACCTGCCTAAAGGTACACCTATCGAGTTATTCGATCTTTGCGAGCCCCACACTGAGTATAACATTGATAAAGAACCAGTTTGTCAAGAGTTGGCAGAGTGTTGTAATGATCCGAAAGTCAATGACCGGCCAGATCATTTCGAGCAGACTTTGCGACAGTTTGCCAAGATTTGTCTCGAAGCACCAGTAGTTTTATGAGGTAAGCGGGTAAAACCACTTAGATTGAAAGGCAATGGAATGGCAGATACTGCCTACACCGCAAAATATCTGGGGATCGCTCGTATGCTTTGGGAAGCGAGCGAGGGCGATCCTTCAGCCATTCCTGCTGACTACTGTGAATACTTAAATCACGAATACATTGACGGTGATATTTCTCTCGTTTCCCTTCTAAATAAGTTTGATTACACGGAAGAGTTAGAAGACTTTGAGATTGAGGAAGCGATCGAAGCTCTGGGCAAAGTTAATCCGGACGATTGGCCAAACATTGAAGAGATTGAAGGAGTATCTCTTGAAGAGTTACTCAAGGTGTATGAAAAAGACGCATCCGAGTTTGATTTTGTCGAAGATAATCTGAGCACCGCTGAGAAAGTTGAAAAAGTTCTGATTGAAGTTATCTCGAGTGTGTTTGGAGACAAGGTGTCAACCATTCGCAGCGAAAAAGGATATTTTGCTAATCCCAAGAATAACTTCCTGCAAGAAGACGATGGTACATTTGCAGGAACATTCGAGTATGATGGAAATAAATATCTGTTTGAAGTGGCGCCCGTAGAAAACGGATGGATTTGCACTTACCGGATGCACTGGGACTCAGCGGATAAACTACCGCAGAAGCACGATGAAGATGATAAAGACAAAAATGACTATGAACGAAAAGTTCGACATAGGGGGTGGAAGTAATGGCGTTCGAAGGCGGGAAGATTAATGTTCTAGGGATAACACCCTCGTTCCTGACAGCTCTGGGTACGCAAACTTCCCAAACAGGAGTAACACAAGGGCTCGGGCAAATCTGGCAAGGGTCGGGACAGTCGTTCGCTGGTTCCGCAGGCCAGGCATTGGCAGGAAACTTAGCAGGATCTGCAGTTAACATTGCTCTGAATGGGTTGCTAGGCACGCAAGTTGTAGGTCCCCAGGGCTTGAAACTGGATTCGGGGGCCAACTTTTTGGCATCCACAATCACACCTTATGTAACTTCGCAAGTCGCAGCAGGTATTAACCAAAGCATCCAGCAATCGCTGCAATCGGCTGGTCCATTCGGCCCTTTCCTCTCCGATTTATCGTCGACTGTCCTTGACCAGCTTCAAACAGGTATCGCGGGCAACATCCTCGGAGCTACTGGTCAGGCTACTAACTATAAAATGTTCCCTGGCGGAGGAGGAGAAGGAGCAGCAGATTACGGTGGTGTAGCATACACATTAACCGACGTTGTGTTTGCGCTCGTGCCAGCGAACCGTGGTCCTCAGCAGTTTGGGTTAGACCAGGCTACTAACTTCCCCAAATCGGCAACCAAACTGCCGTCCAACACTTACACCTCAATGCCATTGTTGGCGGGTAATCAAACGGCTAACACGCTGAAAAAAGCGTCAATGAATAATCAATTAAGTCAAAAAGCTTTCTCTCCGCAAACAACTAATATCGCGTTTGGTGGATCCTCTATCTTAAAGTAATGACAGACTATTCTAAGGCTTTTTCACCTTCGTTTAATACGAATACTTTTACCACCAAGACGATTCCTGGTGTAGATTATAAGTCAGCAAGTAAGCTTAATCTGTCGAATATTAACTTCGATAAACTTAGCTCTATAGGTTTTAATCCGATTGCGTTTGATCCCTCGGTAGATCTGTTGGATGTTGGGTGGTCTTTTATCACCGCTCCAGAGGATATCTCTTGGGATGTCTCAAACCAAGCCAACCGCGTAGACATTTTTGGCACTAACAGCCCCCCTGTTGTGGCAGGATCTCGCGGTATGCGAGACCTTACGCTTGGTAACTCTCTTGTTGAAGGTTTCGTTCGGGGCGTCAACGTCGAAGGCAAGATTGCTGCTCTTGAGAAATTGATGAACTATAAACTGAATCAAAAAGATGGATTCGTCGGCGTTCCCGTTTACCAAGTAACAGCCAATGACAAAGTTTATGGAAATGGATATTTTATTATCAAGGACATCAAGATCAGAGAGTCAATGCGCGACATTCGCGGTAATGCGACTCGAGCGCACGTTGACGTTTCGTTAATGGAAGTTCCGGCTTATCAAGTTAACTCCGGAAGAGACTTGGCAAGCCAGCCTGCTGCAGCAGCAAAAGCATTGGCGTTACCTCAGACAGGTGGCACTACATCAGCGTCAACATCGCCAGTTAGTGGTGCCAAGTCAGGCACTCTCGGGGCTGGTCAAAGTGGACCGCCAGCAGGTCCCACGTCTGCTACACCTGGGAAAGAAACTCCTGTCAAACCCTTGAATCTCAATGTCCCTCAACGCATTGTAAACCCCTGATACCCTGATACGGGTAAAACCCAATAACTAAGGAAAGGGAATGGCGGATCCGAGGGTCTTTACACTTATCGGTAATTTTACCGACAATATTACTCCAGCTCTTGCGAAGATTAACAAGAGCCTGGAGCAGGTAAAGACTAATCTCGAGTCTGTTTCCAAAGTCACCAAACCTCTGAAGTCAGATTTTAAAGAACTCGCGGATTATAGTAAAAACTTTTCTTCTTCTTTGCGTTCACAAGCATCCGACATGCGGGATGCGACAGCAGCAATGAAGGCGTTCCGTTCCGAAATGGGGCGGATGAATCGGGCATATAAAGCAGGAGGAACCAGAGCTATACAGCAAGCGGGGAGAGCAGTTGCGCCCCCTCCACCTCCCTCTCCACCTCGTATTCCCTCGACTCTTGCCCCTCGCAGCAGAAAAGTAGGTGGGGGCGGTGTTGCTGCGGCTGTTGGGGGAGGAGTTGCTGGTTTTGAACTTGGCAACATGATCACGGACTCTATTGTCCGAGGATTCCAACTCGGTGTCAATATTATGGTGACACCTTTTCGTTATGCTTCCAATGCATTCGGGGAACGAATTCGAGATGAGCTGAGCGATATTCAATCTGCGGGCGGTCTGTTTGCCACGGATCGGCGCTATCAGTTGAACATGTTTAAAAACTTCAATGAGGCAAGACGCACGCAAGAGTTACTCAATGCTCGGTTGGCAAAGTCTGCTGCTGAACTGCCTGGAGAAACCGCACAATATGTCCGCGAAGCGAAACGCATTACCGACACGATGATCGGTGCGATGGGCAAAAGCCAAGAAGCTTTCGTCAAGTTTGCTGAGACCCTGGGTGCTAAACAAGGTGATCGCACAGACGCGCTCGCCACAGTTATTCAGAAGTTCACTGAAAAAGCAGTTCTCTTAGGTCAGCAACCTGGTGGAGGAGGGACTCGCTCGATTTACGGTGTCCCACAACTTCTGGAAATGATGGTGAACATGCCGCAGCTAAACCTGCGAGCCATGTCTTACCGTTACGCCTCGTTGCGTGACAATCCGTTGCTGGCCAACGCTTTACAACAGGGCGAAGCTACTCTGAATGCAACCGCTGCAGGAACCGCCGAACGTCTCGCAGCGATCATGAAGATTCTTGACGAGGCGCTTCCCAACGAGGTAGTATCCTCCATGAGAAACTCCATGGATGGTATTATTCAAACCATTAAATCGGCAATCATTGACCCGGAGACCGGTATTTTCGGTCTGGGTCGTAAAATGATGGACGTGGTTGTCCCTCGCGTAGACTCTTTAGGCCGTTATCTCGATAAAGCAGGCAACGTTGTTGACGATATCTCAAAAGCAGAAACAGAAACCGCTTCTTTATATTCGCTTCTGCGTGAATCTATTGCTGGCTTCATTGTTCCTCTACAAGGTCTTATCAATATTCTTCCGCAAATCTATGATCCTCTGAAAGCCATTGGCCTTGACCTGGTCGAGTTTAGAAATACAGCGCAAAGATTCCTGGCAACATTTAACGGTTTTACAAAAACATTTGAAAATATGGGAGGAGAGCTGAAGAAAACTGCTTCAGCTAGAGGAGGTCTTTTAACGATCGCGAATCTTCTGCAGAATCTCGGGAAGATTGATACGCCTCAGTTCCAGAAATATTCAAAAATGCTTCAAGATCCTAAAGCTAACTTAGGGGCTATTGCAAAAAATCTCTTCTCGGAGTTGTTTGACTCCAAATTTATGGAGATGATTGGTAAAGTCATAGGAAATATCATCGGTGGTACTCTGAAAATGGTCGGAGACTTAATGGCAGGCGTCACCGACATGACCAATGCAGGACCTTTTGCCAAGGGGTTAAAACAAGGGTTTGACGAAGCGCAAGGTGCGCAAGGTATTGGAAATATATTTAAATCGCTATTCAGAGTTATTGGAAATGCTTTAATAACTTTGTTTAAATCGGCTCCTTTTGAGATGTCGATTTTAACTGCATTGACAGTCGGAATGCCATTGATTACCGGAGCAATTGCAGCCGGGATCACAGCTTTATTTGAACGTGCTGCATTAGGTGGTTTTGGGGCTGGTGGTGGCGCTGGTGGCAAAAGCGGCGTAAAAACTTTATTATCTTCACAGGCACGCAATGCATCCAAAGCCGGGATGATGTTGCCGGGTGTCAAGGGAGCGGCGGCCCTGGCTACCAAAGGCAAAATGGCCGGAATCGGAGTAGCTGCAGCAGCGATCGTTAAACTAGCTACTGTCTCTCCCAAGCTGATGAAAGTGGGAGAGAGCGTAACCAAGCTCGCCAAAGCTGCCCCAGGATTGAACATACTGTTTGCCGGTGCTGATTTTGCTTTCGGTAAAATGGCCGGGGAAAGCACTGCCGAAGCTGCTGGTGGCGCTGCAGGTGGGCTCGCCGGAGGGTTAATTGGAGCAGCTATAGGAACCGCCATATTACCTGGGGTAGGTACCGCTATCGGAAGCGTTCTTGGCACGTTTTTAGGAGACTGGATAGGAACTAACCTGGCAGGCGTTATAAAGAAGTTTTTAACCGACCCGTCAGGAAGTTTAAAGGCCGCAATCGATCAAGCTACAACAGGGTTAAAACAAAGCGAAACAAACATTAAAGAGTGGTTCTGGAGCCTGCCGCAAAAGTTTGGTCAGTGGTCAGTAGAACTTGAAAACAAGTCACAAGATGACTCAGCGAGACTTAAATTCTCATTAGACCAGCTTCAGTACAAGTTTAGTAAGTGGATAGGTGGATGGGGAGCCAATGTCACCAAGGATCTTCAGACTAAACTCCAAAACTTCAACACTCGGGTTCAAAACTTATTTAAAAACGGCATTAACTGGAATAGTATGGCCGACTCTCTGTCTAATGCAGTGATTGGCTGGTTGACCAGTGTTAAGAACAAAGTTATGGGTTGGGTTAGTGGAGCGCAGTGGATACAAGATCAAATAAACAAAGGAAAGTTAGGCGCCAAAAAATCCAACACTGAAACCTGGGGACAAATGCGATATGATGGTAAACCAAAATCATCTATACCGCTTAATGCTGCAATTGCCTCAGAAATGAGAAACAAGCCCTCGGGCTCCGATCTTGTTATTGCCAATAGCAGCGAAATGGTGATTCCTGCTGCTGGTGGTTATGGCGTTTCTGACTTGATGGAAACCCTCCGCTCAGGATTCAACGCCCTGGTAACTGTGTACTTGCAGGCACAACAGAAACAAGATCAAACCCTCAAATCCATTAATCAAACTCTCATAACTAACCAGCAACAGACCAACTCTCGTCTAAGCAAGCTCGAAACCAAGTTTACAACTCCTGGCTTAGGTGGATTAGGCGGAGCATCTATCGGCGGGGGAGTAGACGCATTTACCGGAATCGCTCAGCGCTATGGTTTACAAATGACCAGTGGTTACCGTCCTGGAGACCCAGGTTACCACGGCGCTAACCGTGCTCGCGATTTCTCTAACGGTACTGGTCCGACTCCGCAAATGATGCAGTTTGCCCAGTTCCTGGCTTCCACTTACGGTTCAAGTCTGAAAGAACTTATTTACACCCCTCTCGGCTACAGTATCAAAAACGGGCAGAAAGTTCCTCCGTACGCAACTGCTGGTCATTATAACCATGTCCACGTTGCTTATGCCACCGGCTACGGAATGCCGTTTACGACGGCAATGGAGGCTATGCGCTTCGAACGCGCAATGACTCCTGGATCCGTTAAAGTGGGATCTGTAACCGGGAACTCAGCCGAGGGATTTGGAAATGGCGGTACCACTATTAACGGCGGTATCAACGTTACTGTCAACGGCAGCGGAGTCAACGACGCCGACGAACTGGCCTCGATCGTCGCCCTCAAGATCGGTGACGCAGTGGCCCAAGCACGGGCAGCTAGCGTATTCGTCTAATACTGCATAGGAGAAAACCATGGCTGGAAACTTAATCATACCACGGATGCGAGTAACGTGGGGAGATATAAATCTCTCTGCGTACAACGGATCAGGACCATTTCCTGTGGGATCTCCCCTAGTGTATGATGTTGAGGTTCAACTGCAATCTCAAACGCAATCACCAACCGGATCTATGAAGTGGGATCCCACTGGTCCAGGTTTTGCTGTTTACGAGCAGTTTATTTCTAGCGAGAAATATCTAACCAGTCGAATCTTTGTTGATGTTCTTTACTTTGGTGGGAAGAAACTTCGACTAGCATTCGTTTGGGCAGGGCAGTCTATAAACTATGGCAACGACATGTCTGTAACAGTCATGCTTAAGACAGAGCTCGATGGTCTCATCAATGCTAATATTCGAAACGTTGCACAAGCTTATGATGAAAAGAAAGGTGGATCTGGAATCGACTCGATCAATAAAGGTATCCAGCAATATAAAATCTCTAATCAAAACATTGTACGGTACAACACAAAAGCAAAACAAGACTTAGAAAAAATGAAGATCCTGACCAACTACGCGCAGGATCAAACATTCGGAGCATTCGTATCAAACACTGTTCAACAAAATGGCAACCTGGCATTCGCCAACAATATCGAAGAGCCAAATGTCTCGATATATACTCCATTTTCGTGGGATAAAGATGGCGAAGTCTTAAACGCAGCCACAAGTATTGGAGTTGATCAAGGTCCCAAACCAGAAAACCGATACGGGTACATTGTCGGTCCGTCGATTATTACCACACTAACTCGAAAATCCGAGTGGCAACCTCCCCAGCAAACAACGCAGAACACTCCAAATACTCAAATACGCGCTCGCGACCCCAAGACAGGACAGTATATTAAAGGAACACCAGCAACTGTAAAGCAACAGGAAGAAACCGCAAAGCCGTCTTCTTCTCCTCTCGGAACGGCAAATGCCCGCCCCAACCCTGGGGTGCAAAATAAAGATAATCCTGACGGTCCGACAAAACAGAACATCCTTCAGCAAGAGGGCACAGCCGAAATGAGTTTTTCAACTTATTTATGTCCTGTTCTTGTAGGTATCAAACCGCTTGACATCGTTTACATCCCTAGTCTCAAGGGAGATTATATGGAGGACTGGATTGTTGACACCGTTAGCTACGATCAATCCGATGGCAATACAGCATTGAGCGTTTCGGCAAAACGTTCCTTAGGATTAGGCACCCCTATGAACCCTGCCTCTGCTAAAAAGTTTCTAGACTTCGCCAAACAAAATAATCTTGTCGGTCCCAATGCAACTCTCGCAGCCTGGGAGAAATACGCTTGGAGTTTACCGGGGCGCTGACCGGGTATAATAACGGTGTTGAGTACCTCGGAATAGACCGAGGAGTCGTGCTCAACTTTCCGTAACTTTACAAGTCTAATGGCTACTGCAACTTACAAAATCTCTCCCGCTCTGGACGATCGTAATCGTGCCCGGCTCGAGAGCAAAACCTACACTCGCGCTTACACTGATATTCCGAACCGCGCTCTCCCTGAGAGCTACCAAAAGGGTCTCGGTGCTATCTTCTCTGCACTGACAGGCGAAGAGTTTAGCGGCGACGGCTCAACCTTTACGGTTCGTGCTGATGCTAACGGCGTGTTCAAGCGCCTCTATTCCCCGACCGTGTTCTCTACTGAAGAGAAAGGTCTCGTTATTCGTTGGGGCGATCGCGATATCCCCCTGCAAATGAGCCCCGGCAAAATGACTGTCGCCGGTGCCCCCAAAGGAACCAAGTTTGCTTTCAAAGAAGAGCAGATTGGTAAATACACTGAGCCTGTGCTGAATGTGTCGGTAACTGCCGATGGCACTCTGTACAGCCTGCCGATTCCGATTCGTTCCGCTGACTACGAGGATAAGGTCTCTGCCGATCTCCTCGACCTGCTTCTTGACGAGAATCCTGAAGCCATTGCCGAAAAAGTGCAAGTGGCTAGCGATCTGTCGAAGCGTGGTGAGTCCTCCGGCTCTGGCGAGCGGATGCAGGGTCCCTTTGTGAAAGTGGCCAACCTGCCGATCGGTGATTACACTGTTACCACCTACCGCGTTAAAGAAGGCGGTCAGTATGGTACCGACTACTTCCTGCAAGTGAAGGTTGATGAGCCTTTTACTGCTCCTGTTCGCACTCAAGTTGATGGCGAATGGCTGGATGTAGAGACCGAGGTGATGGATTGGGCTATCGTAAAACCCAACAACTCCCTCAAGAAAACCTTGGCTGCCGAGCCTGTGATTGATCGCGAGAATCCCGCTACTTTGCGAGTTATCGAGCACGGCGAGTACAACGGTTTCCCAACCGCCAAAGTGGCACTGAAGTGTCAGGCGTTCGCTGAAGATCCTGAGAGTTTCGCTCTCGACTTCTGATTTAGTTTAGTCGGCAATGAAGGGCTGGGGATTACCCTGGCCCTTTTCTGCTATAATACAACGGAAACAACTATCCAAACTATTTATGGCCGATCCATTTTCAGGGACTGTCGGAACCACGAAGCAAGAGGTCGACATCCTGGGAAAAGCTAACGAGCGTAAGAAGGCACGGACCTTCGGCTCTTCGAAAAAAGAAAAGGAAGACAGTAAAGCTCCGATTCGAGTAAGTGAGCTTTATAACACTGGCATTGAACTCTTAAAGTCAAGAGGATTCACCGTCGAGCTTGAAGAAGGCGGCGATCATATGAATCACAGGATTCTGACTCCGCAAGCTCCCCCTGAGATCAAAGGCATCACATATCACAATACTTTCAAACCGCTTCAGGATATCTCAACGGATCAGCATTTCAGAGACATTGAGTCTGTATTTTTGTCCTGCGGGGATGAAAATGTAAAGGAGTTCTGGGCACCTTTGTATCGTCCGAAAGGCGGAGATAGCGATCTGCTGAGTTTTACTGAGCGATTGCTGAAGATGAAAAAGATTAACCAAGCGAAAAATATACACCAAGTTCTTAACTATGGACACACCTTTGACCCAGCTGGCCGCTGGGGTGGCGAGATTGTTCTTAACCCTCGCATCTGGGTTCCTGACCGGGATTGGTTTGACCCTGCGTTGCGGGAAGTTACTTTTGGCGATATTTTCACAATCTTCCCTGAAGCCGAGCAAGAAATGCTCCGACTCATTCTTGGCCGAGTTGGAGTTGGTAGAGCGAATCATCTCCCTCCCGGACGAACAGAACCGGTTGACCACACCGCCCGGATGGCCGGAGTCATTGTGGGCAAAGACGCCGGTCTCGGGAAATCAACCCTCTTCAATGGCCTTACCGCAGCCCTCCAACGCTGTGGCTTCGTCACCCATACTTTCAAGTCAACCGAAGACCGATTCGGGCTCAAAGCAGCCGCCCTCAGCGACGTCGCCTACAAAGACGACACGAGCCTCGCGTCGCTCAAAAAGTTCCTTGCAGCCGAAGAAACCAAAATCCTGATTACCAATGGCCTCTTCCAAGTTGAAGAAAAGTTCCAGAATGCTGAGCAGATATGGCCGAAAACTGTCATCCTTGTTAACTCCAACGATTGGAACAGCAAGTTTGCCTACGACCTTGACCCAGGAATCATCGACCGAATCAAGATCATATCAACCTATCGGGAATACGAGGTTGCTAAGAACCGTGAGTGTTTGGAGGGAAGTGTGTCAGAAGGGTCTCCTGATCTTCGTCCACGCGCACACATCCCGTATCTGGCAAACAAGCTCGGCGTCAGTCAAGAGGCGCTCTATCTTTGGTGCCTGCGTCTTGCGACGGACCGATTCTGGCACATTATTACGGACACTCGTGACCCATCAATTAATCGCCTCCAGGTCGAGGTCCGGTACTGGACGACGCGCCAGCGCATCCGCTTCAAGGCTGATGTTACACAGGCGCTTGTCAACGGTATGGCATTCGCATGGATGTTGCGGACGGGCGACACGGAGATCCCTGAGCTCACGCCGGAGATGCTTCAGGAATGCTTAGACCATTTCTATTTTGTTGGTGTGGATCCCTCGGGTCTGCAACTCATGAATAAAATGAAAAGGCAGTGGGAGATTGCTGGGAGACCATCTACTCACTACTATCAAGGTTTCAGAGAGATTCGTTGGGAGTCGATTAAAAAAGCAGTTACATATTTTGAGCAGTTCGGACGCAATCCTGGCAACAACACTGCGGCAGAAACAATCAAGGACATCATGGAAAAACTCGTAATGCGAGATGGATTTAAGATTGGCGGTTCCGCAAACTATGTAATCGAAAACTGGGAAAACATGCGTCATGCTAGCGAGGAGTTGAAGCTGGAAGGAACTGAACTTACAAAAGGGCTTGACCAAGAAGACTTGGATCGATTGCTGAATGTAAACACTCGTTGTTCAGACAAGTGGATTGAGAATAAACATTATTCTCCCGATCGCGCCGAAAAGTTCCGGGCAGCTGCACGTGAAAAACTCTATAACGCAACTAAAGGGGTATAACTATGGTGCCGACTACTACCCCCGACGAAACTGTGGACGCATTCTCATACGAGTGCCAGAAACAGTCCCGTCTCAAAGAACAACTTGAATCTGAAGGATTCCAGTGCATTGACGATCCTGCAGGTCTATACGACAAGATCGGAACAGTTCAAGAGATCGAGACTCTCTGCCAACTCTACACACCACGCTTACTGTGCAAACTATACGCCAAGGGCACCGAAGATCTTGAGCATTCGTTCTACCTTTGTCCCCTTTGGCAAATCATTAAGTTTAACTATATCATCCCTCAACCTGGGGAATACTTCACTGCTAAATATGTGGTCGGTATTCGCCGCGTGGGTGAGAATGCCTTTGTTCCCAGTTTGCGTTTGCCCCTGACTTAGTATGGAAGACCTCTTCAGCAGTGGTACGCAAGATGCGGCAACCCCGATTAACTCGGCTGGCGTGCCAACTCAACCCTACAGTAACGCTTCTGGAGACTTCGATCTTAAGAACAAATACGGTAGCCGTAAAGTTAAATCTCGCAAAGACTTAGACCAACCTAAAGATGGCGAAGAGCCGATGCGAGATAACACTCTGCCTCAGTATAAGGAAGGACCATTATATACAGGCGGAAACGAAAAAGACGATTCCACCAAAAGATATTTCGGGGATTTTTCGATTGAAGCAAAGCGAAATGTAATGGACTTGTTACAAACGCATCCGATGTATGCCAAGAAAGGCAACGTCAATATGGGTCGCGTGGAGAACAACACTCGAGAGGTTATGCCTCACGATCAAACCAAGATTGTCGAGAATGGTGGATATTTGGTACGAGAAGATCTACCGCAAGCATCTCAACGAAAATACTAAGATGGCCCCCAAAATCACTGACCCAAACACCTTCTTAATCAATATCGTTTCTCGCAAAGGCAAGAGCGATCTTTATGGCGTCTATCTCACAGGCGTTAACATTCTGGCAGATGCTTCTGAGGATTACGGTTATCCTGTTCCTCAAGAAAGTGTCGAGAGAGAAGTAGAAAATCTACTGCTGCGCGAAGGCACCGACTGGAATCATCTCCTCGTCGAAACTCGTCGCAACCAGGACGAAGTGGTTCATCCAATCTCATTTATTCGTGGGCGTGAACCGAACACCGTGTACTTCATCAGCGAAGGTCACGAAATGTCCGCAATGGTTTTCATTCCAACGCTTGTGGTGGCAGAGTTCGTATTAGAAGTTACCTTCTTCCAACATTTATTGCGAGAGGTAGCCTCTTTCGCGGGTAAAACCCCTACCAGCATACGTTTTACCATTGGCGCTGTGTCAATGGAATGGGACGAGCTCGTTGAGCGTGGCTGCGCCCGCGAAGTCGATATCGGCTTCTGAGTTTACGGGCTTTTGCCCGTGCTATGCTGTAAACGACTCATCAATCCACATGGACTTAAACCAGTACCAGACTTCGGCGCTCCAGACAGCGATTTACCCGAACAAGGGTGCTAACTTCCCTTACCCGGCTCTTGGCCTGGCGGGTGAAGCTGGCGAAGTGGCTGACAAACTTAAAAAAGTCATCCGCGATAATGACGGTGTTCTCACTGATCCTGTTCGGGATGCAGTCGCCAAAGAACTCGGCGACGTTATGTGGTACCTCGCCGTTCTTGCCTACGAGCTTGATTACGACTTGAATACCATTGCTCAAAACAATCTCGATAAACTCGCATCGCGTCAAGAGCGTGGTGTGCTTTCCGGCTCCGGTGACAATCGATGAAAGCGTCCGAGTGCACGTTCGACAAAATGATGATCGTAGCTGCAGCCGCTCCTATGCTGGCTGAGGCTGCTTCTTACATTCAAGTCGAGTATGGGCTTGAAGAACTACAGGCATGCTGGGACGGTTTCGTCCACACCTCGGATTATTACAACCAAGAGTTCAAATCTCGTAAACAAATCTGCGCTGAGTTCACCTATGCACTCACAGAATACATTCACTATCTGGGAGAATCCTCACATCTCCAAGTGGGATCGAAGATTCCTTCGGATAGCTGAGGAAGTTCGCCTCTGGAGTAAAGACCCAGGCACCAAGGTCGGGTGCGTTCTGGTGAACGAACGCCGTATCCTTTCAACAGGATACAACGGATTCCCTCACACAATCTCCGACGACCTAGAACGTTATATTGATAGGGAGTACAAGCTCAGCGTTACAGTACACGCTGAGAAAAACGCCATCCTCAATGCAGCGAAAAACGGTACAAAGGTCGAAGGATCTACCCTGTACGTTACATTTCCACCGTGTTCGCAGTGTGCTTCTGCGATCATTCAAGCGGGTGTTGCAAAAGTAGTTTGCCCGGACCCGGACTCTGCTCCGGAACGCTGGCGAAACAACTTTATTGCCGCAAACAATCTATTTTACGAGGCGGGCGTCAAAGTTCTTTATTACTCGGACTCTGACTTATGTCTAACCGAAACTGCCCCGTGTGCGGAGCCCATTGGGTTGACGGACAACTCTACTGGTCAACAGGAAAACCTGGCACCGACGAGGACCTCAATGCGCTCGTCTGCCGAAGATTGGCTCCCGAGAAGGCTAGCCGATGCGTGAATCCCAGCAAGGGAGCAGAGGGAGGCATAGGCTGGGAGGAGAGATTAAAAATGACTGAAGCAGCTTTGACGGAGTTCGAGCTTTGAGTCGGTTAACCGTACCTCGAGTTCGGTTTTCCGACCTTTACTCAGTGGTAAAAATCATGTATAATTAAGGGAGTTGAATCGAGTTATGTCCAACCAAAACACTCTCCAAGCAGCCGTCAAAGGCGATTCCAGGTCTATCACGGCCATCGTAGAACAATATACTCCTCTCGTTCACAAAATCGTGAACAAATATGCTTGGATGTCTCCAGCCCACAGCCGCGAAGATCTAGTTCAAGAAGGACTGATGGGAGTTGTACGAGCGATCGAAACATTTGACCTTGAGCGTGGTACTCGGTTTATGACTTGGGTTTATCCCCAAGTTCGCGGTGCGGTACAAGGCATTGCTCGCAAAGACAATCGATTGCCAAAGTATCCTCTGTCGCTTGAGCAAAGCGATTGGGCCAAAAATCTAGAAGATCCCGAACAGTTCGAAGTAAAAGACGAATACGCATCGAGCTTGGTTCGCGACATTATTGTAGCGGGGTGCGGCTCGGTGAATAGTAAACGGGCACAGATCGTATGCGATCGCTATGGGTTGCTGGGACGTCCTGCTCTCCGACAAGGTGAGGTGGCTCGAAAACACGGTATGACCAAGCAAGCCATCAACTCTCACATCGCGCGGTTCTCGAAAATCATCCGTGAAAAACATCCCGAGCTGGAGGCTCTGATCAAGTGATGCAGGGTAAAACCGTTATTGTCACTAAAGTTTTCGATGAAGACTGCGATATCTGCAAGCACATGAGCAAGCATGATCGAGCAACTTTCGAAAGTTTCGACGAAATCTCATACCAAGAAGTCAAACTCGACGACGTTATTAACCACCAGAACAACTTAACCAAAGTTCGAATCTACCAGGTTCTTGAACGTCATGCGGTCAACCCTGATTATACAATTGACCTTCCGGTGTATGTAATGCTCTCGAAACAGGGACAATATAAAGGTCACGTCGTCGGGGCTGCCACAATCGTTGAACTTCGTGACAAAATCAAAGAGTGTATCGAGGACACCCCTGAATAATCGGAGGATTTATGAGTTGGGACATCACGTTTTAGTCAGCCTTTATGGCATCTCATTCCGTTTGCTGGATGATCTTGCAGGGATACGCGAGGCATTCGAAAAAGCCGTTGAAGTGTGCGGAGCCACAGTCCTTAATCGCTTCTCCCACCAGTTCCATCCTCAAGGGGTTACCATCGTGTATGCCCTGGCGGAGTCTCATATCTCGATTCACACCTTTCCTGAAGAGGGTTGCTGTGCGATAGATGTGTATACCTGTGGAGACATGAACTCCAAAAAAGGTATGCAAGTCCTAATCGATTACTTCAACCCCATTGAAGTTTCTATGCAGGAGATCAACCGATGAAAACGAAAAAACTGATAAAAGACGCTCTGAAACACCCCGAACGTTGGAGTTGGGCAGAGCTAGTATTCTTTCGTAAGTGGCTTGAAAATCGTAAAGCGAAAAAAGCAGAAAAGCATAAACAAAAATAGTTTACGAATCTTTACGTTTACTATACTATTGCCGTCTACCGGTTATACTAATGACGGTCACTACGAACGAGTTAGGTCAACAAAATATGTGGGCAAAAGAGCCCACCATGTATTACGAAAACTACGGAATGCTCACTCCGAACCAAGTTAAAGAACGCACCAACGGTCGCTGGGCCATGATGGGAATCATCGCTGGCGCTCTGTCTTACGCTCTCACTGGCAAACTTTTCTTCGGAGTATTCTGATGGGCTTCAACGATAACAACGAAAAGCTGAACGGGCGTTTAGCAATGATGGGTATTGTCGCTGCCATTGGCGCGTACCTCACCACTGGTCAAATCATTCCTGGAGTTTGGTGACTGAGCCGGTACACAGTATTACCGTATTCATGGTTATTCTGTTAGCCGGAACAGCCTACATTATCTATCGCGTTTTGACCTATGACTGAGATCATTTTTACAGTGACTTCTGTCGCTTTTTTCGTGCTTCTTGCACACTCTGTAAATCAACTTGCTGAAACTTACTGACATGCACATCGTTCCCTCTGTTACTTTCAAGTTCCGCCGCGATGGCGAGTTCGTGGATGTTACAACGGATGACCTCTTCAAAGGCAAACGAGTCGTCCTCTTCTCGTTGCCTGGCGCTTTCACTCCCACCTGCTCAACATTTCAACTTCCCGGATTCGAGCTGGACTACCAAAAGTTCAAGGAAGCAGGAATCGACGAGATCTATTGTGTCTCTGTCAACGACGGTTTCGTAATGAACGCCTGGGCCAAAGATCAAAACATTGTAAATGTGAAAATGATCCCCGACGGTAACGCCGAGTTCACTCGTCTGATGGGCATGGAAGTTACCAAGCTCAACCTCGGTTTCGGTTTCCGCTCCTGGCGCTACGCTGCTGTTATTGATGACGGCAAGGTTGAGTGGATGGTTGAAGAACCAGGTCGATGCAACGATTGCACCGAAGACCCTTACGTAAACACTACTCCTGAGAAGGTCTTAGAATATGTCACTAACAATGTGGTGGCCCTCGCTTGAGGCATTTGACGATCTAACCGTTGAGGATGCCGAGAACGGGTTTACTCTCTCGGCTCCTGACGATACTGAATGCGGTGAGTGGTTGGCATTCTGGAACCAGGATGAAGCTCATCACATGGTGTTCGAAAAAGAGTTCACCGAAGTTATTAAACACTACGCAAACCAAACCCTAGAGCAACATGGCCAAACTGAAGCAATCTCTGACGAACAAGATTGTAATCGAACCGAAGCCTAAGAAAACGGCTCAGGGACGTTCACGGAACACGAACCTAGCCGCCACCCCAACTCGCGCAAAACGTCGCCGTTATCGCGGTCAAGGTAAATGATCCTGCAGCTCAACCCACCCCTACCGCTCATTACATCCAAGGGTAAAGGTTGGGCACACTTACTCATAGACTACTCGCAGGAGCACGATCTTCTGTGGGTGGTCTTTTTGAATCAGAGCGGGGAGTGTTGGACCTTCCCGAACTCCGAGATTCGCATCGACACTAACCTCTCTCTTAAACGCTATGACCTTTCTAGCAGTAGCCCTGGGCTCCCTGATCGGATCGTTCCTGGGTAATGTGTCGGTATTTCTCGTTATTGGCACCATGGCAAAAAAGGTCGAGAAAAAACAACTCGAAGAACTGCAAAAAATGCAGCAAGGTTACCTTGACCTGGTGCAACGAGAGAAAATCCGCATGGAAAAATATGCAAAAATGGAGTCCTGAGTTTACTTAGGGCTCTTTTCGAGTATACTGTTTTTATCTGTTCAAACTACATGAACATCTTCGCTGTAAACAACGACCCTCGCCTCGCCGCTTGCGACCTGCCCGACAAACTGATCGTAAAGATGCCTACAGAGTCGCTTCAACTGCTGACTCCGTGGGCGTTTAATGTCCATGGCGTTTACACCAAAAAACCTGACGGGACCACTTACGGTATCAAAGGATTCGCTCATCATCCTTGTGCAAAATGGCTCTACGAAAGTCCCTCAAATGTTTGGTGGTTGCTATACCATGCGATTTCTATGACCGAGGAGTACACTCGACGCTACAACAAACAGCATGGAGTCTTTCACGGTCTTGATCAACTCAGTCATTTAATCTTAGGTCAACACAAAGACTACAACTGGCACGAGCATACCGAGTTCGTTCAGGCAATGCCCGAAGAGTTCAAAGTTCCCGGCGATCCCGTCCAAGCGTATCGCAACTACATCAACGGATATAAAGGATACGCGGAGTGGCGTTACAGCAACAAGCCCGACTGGTGGGATGAAACAAAGCACGAACCCGTGCGTAACCAATATCTCGCTGAGCGAGAAGCCAAACGTATGAAACGCAGAAATGAGCATTCGAGAGTACCGTCAACCGTATAAAATCAACGGGGAGTTTGAGTTCCCTCAGTTTTTTGAAGCCTATCAAAAAGCATTATCGTCAGTCTGGCGCCCGCAAGAAGTTTCTTTCGAGAGCGACATTCGTGATTGGCAAACCTCGTCTCAAGACGAACGCGAGATTATCGGAGGTATTTTACGAGGGTTCACACAGCTTGAGTGTCACGTCAGCGACTACTGGGCGAACATTCCAAACTGGTTTCCAAAGCACGAAGTTGCTGCGGTAGCGAGAGCGTTCTCTTTGTCGGAAGTCGTTCACGCTGAAGCGTACAATCTGCTTTCGGACACACTCGGTCTCGATGAGTTTGAGGCATTTCTTGGTGACCCCGTTGCTCAACAAAAGATCAACTATTTCCTCGAAGATAAAGACATTAAAGAGTCACTTGCTGTGTTTAGTGGCGCTGGAGAGGGGGTTAGCTTATTTAGCTCATTTGCTGTTCTTCTCTCGCTTAACCTTACAGGGCGGTTCAAGGGCATCGCTCAAATCATTTCCTGGTCAGCGCTCGATGAACAGCAACACTCCGACACCGGAATCAAACTTTTTCAAGAACTGACAGCAGAAGATCCCCTTACACTCGAGGAAACTCGTAATATCGTTCAAGGGTTCGACGCAGTTATTGAGAATGAGTTTGCGTTCTTGGAAAAAATCTTCGAGGGTCGTACCCTGAGCACCATCCAGAAAGGTGATGTTCGAGAATACATTCTCTATCGGGCTAACGACCGATTGGCGCGTCTGGGTGTGCAAAAGGTGTTTAAATATGACGAACCCTCTGCAAACCGTATTAAAGATTGGTTCCACCCTCTTATGGCAGGAGCCACCAGTACCGACTTCTTCGCTCAGTCGAAAGATGGCGGAAACTACATTAGCAAACCAACCCAGGATTTCATGGGTGTTAATCTGAAAACCCTCGACCTTGTCCTCGCATGATGATCGCTCCCGAATGGCTCTCCGAGGAGGGCATGCATACATTATCAGCAGGTTACCTGCTTCCGGGGGAAACTCCACGAGCGATGTTCGAACGGGTGGCAAAGGCAGCAGCAACAATCAATGAAGACCCTACACTCTTTGACGATCTCTTTACTTGCCTTTGGAATGGGTGGCTTGGCCTCGCTTCTCCCGTTGCTGCTAACTTCGGGACTTCACGGGCACTTCCGATCTCTTGCTATAGTGTTCACCTTAGTGATAGTGTCAGCAGTATTTATTCGCACCTTAAGGAGGTAGCTCAACTGAGCAAAAATGGAGGCGGTGTTGGCGTTTATTTTGGTGATGTTCGTCCTGCCGGTGCTCCGATTAGCGGCGGTGGGAAGTCGACCGGCGTTGTACCCTGGGCGCAACAATATGACTTGTGCGCAAGGGTCGTCTCGCAAGGTGGAGTACGTCGCGGATCGTTCGCAATCTATCTACCAATCGACCACCCCGATGTCCCAGAGTTGCTACGCGCTAAAGATCATAGTAAAGGCGATCCTCGAAAATTTGTCGACTCGAACGTTGCGTTGACAATCACTGACGAGTGGGTCGAGTCAATGATTGCTGGGGACACCCACAAGCAAGAACTTTTCAGCGAAGTCCTTAAAACTCGCATGATCTCCGGATCCCCTTACCTTGTCTTCATCGACAACGCAAACCGTCAAAACCCTGAGTGTTACACCGAACGTGGACTGTCTGTAAAAACCTCAAACCTCTGTTCAGAAATCTTCCTGCATACCGATGAGCATCATACGTTCGTCTGCGTCCTTAGCAGCCTCAATCTTAGTCGGTACGACGAGTTTAGTGGTTGGAAATCTTCTACTTCTGGACGTACAGTCCCCGAACTCGCGATTCATCTCCTGGATGCAGTCGTTTCAGAGTTCATTCGTAAAGCAAAAGACAAAGTTGGACTCGGTCGTTCCGTCCGCTTTGCCGAAAAATCTCGTGCCCTAGGTCTCGGGACCATGGGTCTGCACACTCTGTATCAGAAACGTGGACTCCCCTTCAGCTCGCCTGGCGCTCGCGAACTCAACCTCGAAGCGCATCGTTGGATTCGAGAGCAATCCGAAATTGCCTCACGAGAACTGGCCACCAAGTTCGGGGAACCAGAATGGTGTTTAGGAAGCGGTATGCGTCACACTCACCTTCTCGCTGTTGCTCCTACTCGGACAAACAGTGTTATCAGTGGAGCGTTTAGCCAAGGCATTGAGCCGATTGACTCCAACTACTTCGTAGCCAAACAAGCTAAGGGTACCTATGTTCGAAAAAATCCAGTTCTTGAGAAACTTCTCTGCGACCGAGGGGTTGGACCCGAGATTTGGGAAGAGATCCTGAAATCAAAAGGCAGCGTTCAAGATCTGAACTGCTTGTCTGATGAAGAAAAAGAAGTCTTTAAAACAGCCCGTGAAATCGATCAGTTCGAGTTGGTCAAACAAGCGGCTGATCGCCAAAAGTTTATCTGCCAAGGACAATCGCTAAACTTATTTGTAGATCCTGAATCTGATCCGGCGTATATTATGCGCCTGCATCTTTCCGCCTGGAAAATGGGTCTCAAGTCTTTGTATTATCTGAAGTCTTCTTCTCTGCTTACTCAAAAGAAAGTAGTCCCAGCCCTTATTGTCACAAGAGCAGAATGCCCTTGGTGTGAAAAACTTAAAGAGTTGCTCCGCACCGAAGGAATCCACTATCAAGAGATTAGTAAAAAAGAAGCAGAAGAGAAAGGATACTGGAATCCTGAGTGGAAAACAGTTCCTCAGATGTGGCTTTACAAGAAACACATCGGCGGATACACCGACTATGTTAATCTAAAATCTCAACCTACAGAACAAACGTATGCCGACTGTCTCTCCTGCGAAGCCTAAAATGACACGCCGTCGTCATAAAAAGTATCCCGGTTTAACTCCTGAGCAACAAGCTTTAGTAGAAGAGCACAAATGGATTTCAGGTAGATTGGCCTATGGTGCAAAATGTCTGACGGGAGGGCACACGGGATCTTTAACGCGGGAAGATTTAGAGTCCATCGCAAACTTTGCTCTTTGTGTCGCAGCTACGCGATACAAGCCAGAAATGAGTGTGAAGTACAGCACCTACGCCTGGAATACCGCGAGGGGTTATATCCAACATGCCCTTCGCGACTATTCTCGAATGGTGCGAACTCCGCGTTGGATCGCAAACTATAAAAACCAAGTTTCAGAGTTGGCTGCCGAAGGAAAAAGTTACAAAGAGATAGCCGACATTTTAGGATTAGACGAGTCTAAAGTCCTTAACTGCGAAATGTCCGGAAATAACTACCACGTTTCTTACGACAGTTCTCCCGATGATTGGGTAACTCCTGAGTTTGTTTATGATTTTGAGGAGCACAAGGCCACGTTACTGTCTCCTGAACTTATCGCACAAATCCGTTTACTAAGTGAAGCGGAAATGTCTATGCTGATCAAGTACATTGAAGGCTCGCCTGTGAGTGCGGAAGAGCATGAATGGGCTGCAGAAAAGTTTTTTGAACTTCAAGGAATCGCACATGGAATGGCCGGACAAGTTTCAGATGAGCCCTTTTCCGATTGAAAAAGAGTTTCGAGTTTTATCTATTCGACGCCGTTTGAGTGAACTATCTCGTGAAGAGCTTGAAGAGTTTCTGACGGAAGCTCTTTCGATTATGACAAAACTTGCCCATCAAGTCACTGAACTGCGAGATTACGTTGAAAAGTTAGAGGGTAAAAGCGAATAGTTATAGGAGAAACCATGTCTCTCGCCGCTTTACTGGCTTTCTTAGAAGCCAACGGAACCTGGATCTTAGCTCTGTGGGTTGCTTTCGAGCAATACATTGCCGCTAACGATAAACTGAAGGCCAACTCTACTCTTCAGCTGATCATCAACCTGGGCAAAAACATTTTCGGCAAGTTCGCTAAGAAAAGCTGATGCCTGTTCATAAGGGTCCTGATTGCGTCGGCGAGGAAATGGCTCGCTTCAAGAGAGGCGAGCTGCATTCTGGCAAAAGTGGGAAGGTCGTTACCAATCCGAAACAAGCGCAAGCCATCGCCCTCTCTGCTTGCGGTCAAAGTAAGTACGCAGAATCCCTTAAAAGCATGGGATACTCTGAGGAGGTTGCCGAGCAAGTGGCAGAAATGCTCTATGCTGAGGGACTCGCCTCTGCCGCAAAACCGAAAAAGATTTTGGCAAACGGATGAATATTGCAGGGTTCTCACCTGAATCGTTGGCGAGTGTAGAGCAGCTTCTCTACGGGGAGATCGACTGGAAAAAACAGTTTGAAACTGGCAAAGGTCCCGGACCAGAGAACCCTGAAAACTATCATACCGGACTTTCCAAAAAGAAAGGGCGCGGCCAGTTGCTGATTTCAAGTACTGGTGTCAAAGGAAACTTAGGTAAACTCAAAGTTAACAGCGACTCCGAAATGCTTTCCCCCGTGGCTTATCCAAAAGGTCCCGGCAACCCTCAAGGTGGGTCAAGCAAAGAAGTGTATGGCATGAGGGCTTTAGGATAATGAATATCCCAGGGTTTTCAAAAGAGGCGTTACTCAGTGTCAATCAGTTACTTTACGCCGAGCATCAACATAACCCTTACGAGGGCCAGTGCAAACAGAAAGAACTGCGAGAGAAAAACAAAAGGCCACGTACTCCCGCTCAAGAGCAGGCTGACAGGCAACGAGCACAATCTGCAACCGGCAAAGACGTGGTCCCCTCAGGAATCCGCTCCGAAGCAGCTAAAAGAGCGGCAGAAACGCGAAAACGTTGCAAAGGTTCTACAGCACCCAAACCTCCACAAGCACCTCAGTCTCCAGGGGTAAAATAGTCAAAACACCTTAAACACCATGGCCAACGTATCCACAAAGAGTTTGATTCTGTCTCAACCCAAAGCAAATCAAACTGAAACCATTGCCGCTCCAACCCTCCCATACACGAGCGCAACTACCGAAACCTCGACTCAAACAAAAGTGGAAATCCCGGGGGTTGATCCCTCCACTGTCAATGTTGATTTCGAAGGCGGAGCTATTTTTATCCAATGTGAACGGGGTGTGCTGACAATCCCTGTTGACCCTACTATTGACGTTGTCAAGATTAAAGCCGATATTCTCTGGGGAATGCTGACAGTGGATGTACCGCTGCCCAAACCTCCTGTTTCCCGCAGCATCAAGGTGAGCGTAAGCGACACTCTGAAACACGCTTCATCCAAAAATCAATCAAAGTTTACCGACGAGGACTGAGGGTATAATGGGTGTGAGGCAAATGCCTCATCTCACCCTTTACTCTTTTGAGTCCTGAGAACCATGACTAACCTTGTTCGCAACCCCCTGTTCAACGAGTTTGATCAGCTGTTTAACCAGCTCGCTCAAGTCCAGGCTCCAGTCTCGCGCAACACGGCATTGAACTATCGCATTCTTAGCGAGGACAACGCTGCAGTCGCAGAGATTGAGGTCCCTGGTGTTGAGCCCACCGATGTGAAAGTTCGCATCGAAGGTCGCTCACTCTCTGTTGAAACTCCTCGCGGTAACGCCTACGTTACGATCGGTCAGCGCCTCTCCGCTGACGATGCTACTGCTTCTCTGAAGCACGGTCTGCTGACCATTCGCATCCCGACTCGTGCGGCACGCTTAGTAGAAGTAAAAGTCTCAGAGGAAGCATGAACTTTGACAATGTCGTAAATAACCTGTCTCGATCGGTAGACCCTGGTGCTGTCCTTCAGCAAGAACTTGAAGAGGCGATCTCACCAATCACAGGTAGAGTTGATCGTCTTGAGAAAAAGATTGATATGCTTATTCTATTGATGAGGAGCATTGACGATAACCTCAAGAAGCTTCAACCGCTTTACGACGTGTTGGTCAAGCTACCGTTCTTCAAAAAATAACTCGCGGGGGACCTTTGGGTCCCTCTTTTATTATGATTGGACCAAAGAAAAAGCCACAGGATTTCGGTTTCAAGCAGGGTGATTACCACCTGATTGTCAACGACATCACGGAGAAAGTCAAGGCGTATGAGTTCGGAGGGAAGCTCCTGTGGGAATTACCGTGCCTTGCTCGCGGTCAAGGAAGCGACTATGAGTTCAAACTCCGGAACACTGACACGCCGCCGGGTTTATACAAGATCGGAGCTGTCTACTATGATTACGATCGCGTAGGTGCAAAACCAGCGTACAACCGTGACCTGATGGCTTTCGGTTGGTACAGCTTTGATCTCGAGGAGTTAGAAGGTCAGGAAGCAAAGTACGGTCGCGCTGGCATTATGATTCACGGTGGCGGTTCCGCTTGCGGTTGGCCTGGCGCATGGGCGGCTCGTCAACCTCTGTATCCGACACACGGTTGCGTCCGGATGCACAATCAAGATTTGCGGGCGGCATTGTTACCCCTGACTCAAAAAGGCACCGTCTTCGTGTCAGTTTACCAGGAAGGTTGAAAGGTATAATACTTGTGCATGGACAAGTCAGGTGCCGCGAGGTCTGGCCCGTTAAGTCGGTGGTGTCCTTAAGCGAAAGGAAGTATGCCAGGTAGCAACGGGTAACCGGTGTCTGGCACCCTTTCTTATTACGATACACCGTATTCGTAGTCTGATGAGCTGCGGTAAAGGGTAACAATAAATACCCTTCGCTTTTTAAAAGTGAATAATCAGTTTCGGTCTGACAACCCGAAACCACAAGCAAATCAAGATATATACAACCGTAGAACGTGGAATACTCCACTTCGGGAACCTTGGAATCCTGTTATTAAACACTGCCTCAACGCAATCGACTATCATATTGACCTTTACATAAAAACTGGCCACCCTTGGCATTTGGACCAAGCCGAGCTTCTGCGTATTTACGTTCACAGGTTAAAGACCTGGATCATTGAGCAAGAACGGTTACATCACACAATGGAAGACGCAGACTAGGGGTAAAACCTAGTACGGAATCTGATGCTCTCATGGGATATTTCTCAGAGGATGCCCTCAAAAAGTTCAACTCAATGTGTGCCGATGGTGTAAACTTCTCGGAAGGCGAGACGTATGACTTCGCTCGTTGTATTATGCCAGACGGAGAGATCTACGGAACCAAAGGACAATGCAAGCAAGGCAAACCAATCGCTGACGAAAAAGAAGAAGGAGATAAGAAAGTTGACAGCCGCATGGCCAAACTGAAGAAGTCCTTTATCAAGAAAATGGGACGCGAAATGACTCCCGCTGAACTGAAGAAAGCAGCTAACATGCTTGCATCCATTGGCGTTCCGATTCCTGCTGGGGAATCCGCCGAGAGCATGTTGCAAAAACTGCTGCCCAAGGGAGCGAAAGTTCACACACCCGTCCGCCAAGCCTGAATCAAATCTCACGAAAAGTTTACGAATCTAAATAAAAGGGTAAACTAATCATGTAGGCGGACTACCGCCGAGTACTTACTTCACACTCGTACTCACCATGACCTTTTAACAATGACCGCTTCAACTCTTTCCCGCCGCTCAAGTAATTCGGTTTGGGATAACTACCTCGGTTGGGTAACTTCTACTGACAACCGTCTTTACGTGGGACACTTCGGTGTCTTGATGATTCCGACGCTGCTTGCCGCTACTATTTGCTTCATCGTTGCTTTCATCGCTGCTCCTCCTGTCGATATTGATGGTATTCGCGAGCCTGTTGCTGGCTCCCTGATGTACGGAAACAATATTATTTCCGGCGCCGTCATTCCTTCTTCCAATGCTATTGGCCTCCACTTCTATCCGATCTGGGAAGCCGCTTCACTCGACGAATGGCTCTATAATGGTGGACCTTTCCAACTTGTTGTTTTCCACTTTCTCATCGGCATTTATGCTTATATGGGACGGGAATGGGAGCTTAGCTATCGCCTCGGCATGCGTCCTTGGATTTGTGTTGCTTACTCTGCTCCGGTAGCTGCTGCTTCGGCTGTGTTCCTTGTGTACCCCTTCGGTCAAGGTTCTTTCTCTGATGCGATGCCCCTGGGTATCTCTGGCACCTTCAACTACATGCTGGTGTTCCAGGCTGAGCACAACATTCTGATGCACCCCTTCCATATGCTGGGTGTTGCTGGTGTGTTTGGTGGTTCTCTGTTCTCCGCCATGCACGGTTCTCTGGTAACCTCTTCGCTGGTTCGTGAGACAACTGAGAATGAATCTCAGAATTACGGATATAAATTTGGCCAAGAGGAAGAGACCTACAACATCGTGGCTGCCCACGGTTACTTCGGTCGCCTGATCTTCCAATATGCATCCTTTAACAATTCTCGTAGTCTGCACTTCTTCCTGGCTGCTTGGCCGGTTGTTGGGATTTGGTTTACGGCGCTTGGTGTCTCGACTATGGCCTTCAACCTGAACGGCTTTAACTTCAACCAATCAATCATGGATAGCCAAGGTCGCGTCCTGAATACTTGGGCTGACGTTCTGAACCGTGCTGGTCTGGGTATGGAAGTAATGCACGAGCGCAACGCTCACAACTTCCCTCTCGATCTCGCTACTGCCGAGAACACTCCTGTGGCTCTGACTGCTCCCGTCATCGGTTGATGGATAGTCACAGTCTCCTGCCCCTGGCTTACTCAGCTGGGGGCTTTTTGCTCGGTATAGCTACCGTTCTATTACCACTTCTGGTTGTTGTGTTACTATGACTGCTTCAACACTATCTATCCCAAGGAGGGGCTGGTTTGATGGACTCGACGATTGGCTTAAGAGAGATCGTTTCGTTTTTGTTGGCTGGTCTGGACTTCTTCTTTTTCCCACAGCTTATCTTGCTCTTGGTGGTTGGCTTACTGGGACAACTTTCGTTACGAGTTGGTACACTCATGGCCTTGCATCCTCCTATCTTGAGGGTGCAAACTTTCTTACTGCGGCAGTTAGTACTCCAGCAGATGCTATGGGTCATTCTCTTCTTCTGCTCTGGGGTCCTGAGGCTCAAGGAGATTTCGTCCGCTGGTGCCAACTTGGGGGACTCTGGCCTTTTGTGGCGCTCCACGGATCTTTCGCTCTGATTGGTTTCATGCTTCGCCAGTTTGAGATTGCCCGACTGGTAGGTATTCGTCCTTATAATGCGATTGCGTTTTCGGGACCGATTGCCGTCTTCGTGTCGGTCTTCCTGATGTACCCGCTGGGTCAATCCTCGTGGTTCTTTGCCCCGTCATTTGGCGTAGCCGCAATCTTCCGTTTCCTGCTGTTCCTGCAGGGCTTCCATAACTGGACCCTGAACCCGTTCCACATGATGGGTGTGGCCGGCATCCTCGGCGGTGCCCTGCTCTGTGCAATTCACGGCGCTACGGTCGAAAACACACTATTTGAAGACAGTGATCAAGCAAACACTTTCAAGGCATTTGAGCCGACTCAGGAAGAAGAGACCTATTCGATGGTTACTGCCAATCGGTTCTGGTCGCAAATCTTTGGCATTGCGTTTAGCAATAAGCGTTGGCTGCATTTCTTTATGTTGTTTGTTCCTGTCATGGGTCTCTGGACTAGCTCTATTGGTATTATTGGGCTGGCTCTGAACCTGCGTGCCTACGACTTTGTCTCTCAGGAGATTAGAGCGGCAGAAGACCCGGAGTTTGAAACGTTCTATACAAAGAACATCCTCCTTAATGAGGGACTTCGCGCTTGGCTGGCCCCGGTAGATCAACCTCACGAAAACTTCATCTTCCCTGAAGAGGTTCTTCCGCGAGGTAATGCGCTGTGAACCCCTTCTATATTGCTGCCACTTTTCTTGCCGTTGTTCTCGTAATCGGGATGCTTCAAGACGACGTGGACGATGACAACGATGGTCCTGGGGGAGGTATACTCCAACCGGTATACGCTCCCACTCCTTCCTGAGTTTACTTTCACCACCCCTGGCTATGCTGAGGGTGGTATTTTTATATTCATGGCAACATACAACGTTTGGGTCGGTGGCGAACATTCTTGGAATCGGTCCTATCTTGCTGAGATTGGGTACTATCCACTTAGCGAAGGGCAGGTTACTCGTTGGATTACCGACGACCTGGACCTTGAGACTCTGTCTGAACGTCTGCATCGCGATGACGAAGAACCTGACGGTGATGATGATTTCCCTCATCGTTACGAAGTTGAAAACGGTTGTCTTGGGTACGGTGCATTTACCGATCAGACGTTCGGTGTAGCAAAAGAAGTTGAAGGAGAAGAAGACGAGATTATTTGGTCGGGGTCTTATGAAGAACTAAGGAACCTTGGAGACATGGAGAATATGGTTCCCTTGCGCTGCATCAACCGAGACGAAGTAGGTACCAAGGAAGGAGAAGAGATTGGTGTAGCCTACTGCCACACTTACAAAGGTGGCTGGACTATTCCGGTTGAGCTTCCGGACAACGAGCCTTTTGACATTCGCAAACTCGTTTTCTGCGTGACCGAGGCTGAAGGTTTAGGCGAAATCGTAACCAGTATTGAGTACAACGGTGAGGATTACTTCGAAGACGGTTGCAGTGACGGTAAAGGCTGCGAGTGGTACCTCGTACAAGATGGCGATTTCGAAATGATTTAGAGGGTAATAATAACTACCGTTCAGCTCAACTTTTGAGCCGGAAGTAGGCTAACGCCGAAGGAACGCATTGCAAACTCAATTGGAGATGGCAATGTCAATCGCTACTTATCGTGGTGTCCGTTATGACACCGATGTTCGCAAAATTGCACCTACTGAAAAGCATGTTGTCACGGAAACCTACCGTGGCGCTAAGCATATCGAGGTCGTGGAGGTGCGGAAATGAAACCCGCATTCTTAACATGGTTGTTTGCTAAAATGAAAGCAAACGCTCGTATTGAAAAACAATACACTTCGAACAAACCTTCGGGTATTGTTTGAACCACAAGGAGGGAAACCTCCTTTTTTTTATTCTTTACAGTTATGGATTATCAGAGCCCCAATGAGTTTCGGCATAAGAGTACTGACTCTCTATACGCTCATTACAGCTCTATCGACGAGTATGATTGTAATAAGTTTCCAAACCTTTCTCTGACAACTCCTCAACACTTTAAGTTGCAGTCTGGAGAATCACTCTACATTCCCAAGGGTTGGTGGCACTGGGTCAAGACAACCAAACGAACGTTTGCGATAAACTACTGGTTTGATAACGAGTTTGCCCTTGACCCATTCACCTTCAACCACACGGTTGAGTGCAATATCGAGTTACTTCACGGTAAAAAAGTAGCGATCTGGAACTCCGGTGCAGGAGTCAGCATCGAAGAGCAAATGTATATGAGTAACTTCGAGGATTTCTACTACTCTGACCTTAACGACAGATACTTAATTACTTTGAAAAACTATCCTCCCGGACACTCAAACTCCGCCGTCAAAGAAACAATATCTGAGTATGTTCGTTTTCCAAGTCACCAAGAAATAAAAACAAAAAATGAGTTTGACTTTAACGTCTGGATCTCCAGTAATAGTCACGACACCGGGCTACACTATGATGATGAGGACGGAATCTTGACAGTTATTAACGGGGAGAAAGAAATCATTCTTTTTCCTCCCTCTGACTCGCAGTATCTGTATCCCTACGAAGTTTCCTACGAGTGGCGGAACGTTCAAGCGTATGATTTTCGTTACAATACCGGTCTAAAGATCCGCCCCATTGACGGCATAAGCTGCGCCGAGTTGCTTTACGAAACGTGCAACGGAGACAAGAGAGTTTTAAGTAATATAAGCAAACTGTACGAGAGATACAAGCATAACCCATGCCTGGTATGGGGGTTCAAAAAACGCGGAGAAGACTATCGGTGGGAGTTCTACAACGGTACTCTGAATGATAGTCTCAGAATAACTTCCTGGGACATTTATCCTGATCAGGCAGAGCTTTCCAATCAAGAGCATTATTACTACAAATTGGGGGATCAACACCAAGTAGGATTACCTTTCTGGGGTTACGGTAAGTACAGAGAGGGCGATGTTTTGTTGGAGGAAAGTAAAATCTTTGTTATTGACAGCTATGGCTCTTTTACGGGGAACTATGACGGGTACATGATTGAGCTTGGCTATGGGTCGATAAAAGATCGATTTAAAGATTTAATCCTGAATAAATACACATGCTACGATATTTGCATTCACAACAAAAAGCCTGGGGAGATATTCGTTCAGTATCTTGGACTTACTAACGAAGAGTTTGTAGAGTTTTTAACTGTAAACGACTACCCTTCTCACTTAATCAACTTTGTCGCTAATCAAACGAAGGCTGGAACGTATAATCTCAATAACGAGATTACCATTGTCTATAGCACGGAGACACAAGAAGTTATCCGAAGCGGTTTTTATGGTAACCTGTGATCGGGTAAAATCCAATACATTACAATGAACGCATGAAGGTCCTGAAAGAAGACGTGGATCTGGCGTCTTTGCAACCTCGCAATCTCACTAACGATTGCAAACTCGTTCGACGGGCAACAGGCGAGATTGATCTCGTTCGATGCTATAAAAGTGTCTCAATCTTTGACCATTATTGGGATCGCGGGATTAGGATAGTAAAAATCTGGCATGCGGGCGGAACTCGCAACCCAAAGTTTCAAGAACCTGAGATTTAGTTTACGAAACTCTGATAGAGGGTATAATAGCGGGTAGCATAGGGAAATCCCATGACCTTCGACCGCAATCCGAAATACGGTAAGGATCAATCCTTTTCGGAAGGCGCTCGTCGCGTAACCGACTTGCTGTGGGAAAACACAGGAGGAGATGTATCGGCTTTCCCCAAGTCCTATCTCGAAAACTTGCGCTATGAGTTTTCCGACGGTCAAGTTTCGATGCTGGAACTGATTGATCGTGTAGATCTTGGACCTGACGCAACTTACGAAGATTATTGTGAAGTTGTCGATGCTCTTTTAGCCGTAGACCCTAACCAATGGCCAAACCCAGAGTCCGTCATCTCGGTCCCTGCTGGTCATCTGCAGTATGAGATTGAACCCGAACTCGACTTCAGCGAGTTTGATTTTGCCGAGGAAGAAGAGGAAGAAGAGATAGAAGAGGAAGAGGTTGTAGTTCAACAACCTTCTGACATGAGTGAAAAAATGGAGTTATTCCTGAAGAAAGTCATTTCTTCGGTATACTTGGACGGTGTGACAGCAGTAACCGACCCAGAAGGCAATCCACCAAACGAAGCTAACAACTATTTGCTTTCCGAAGATGGCAAACAGTTTATGGGAGTTTTCTACGATTCTCCTCCTAACGATCAAGCTAAAAAGTTCCCATTTGTAATCTCGGAGAAATCCGACGGAAACTGGATGATCAAATACTAGCCATGGAAGATACGGATACCAACTACGATATGTCGACCTCCTGCGAAGGCAGCGAGGATCTCAACGGAAAGGACGCTTCGTATCGCAACGCCAATATGATTTCTGCCCCCCGCACAATCTTAAAGCGTCGGATTAGAGGAGCCCTGGTGCCTTTGAGGAGCATGGAATGAAGCACTTAATCCGTAGCTTTCAGTCTCACGTTGGTGAGCGCGGTTGCCATTTTTATGACAATGAGAACTGCAACTTTTTAACATGGAGAGAAGTATTTCAGTTTATGGATGCTCTTCCCTCGGAAAAAGGCACGTCGTTTATGGATCGCTTAACCGAAACTCTGGCAAACTATAACCCCGACAATGAGTTTCTCGCTGTACAGCAGAACGGAGATTCAGTGTCAGTAGAACTATATTCTCAATCACGATGAGGTGATGGACGAAACAGAATACCTTAAATCGCAGTTTCGATGCCCGATTTGCGGTGCGCTGATTGGTTGTAAAAACATAACAGATAACGTCGAATGTAGTATCGAAGAGTTTCATAATCATGTGAAACAATGTAGGGACGAAAGCAGGGTAAAACCTGGAAGGATTCGGTACGAAAATGAGGACTGATTGTTTCTCAGACGAAGCCATGCTTGCCGCTTATCAACTAGCGGCAGAGAAAGCTAGCAGCGATTTCGAAAGTTTCGCTGAGCAGAGTCGAGTATTTGACTTTGCTGTAAGTGCTTTGGGAGCAGGGCTGTCTATGGACGTGGAATGTGACACTGGTCTTCCCGTATCAACTCCTGCAGAAAAGCGAGAGAAACTGTTTCAAAATAAGTTAAAAGCGTCTCAGCAAAAAGCCAATAAGATCGCAGATAAACAGCGACGTGTTCAAGAAGCACTCGCTAAGAAAATGACCCGCAAACTTCGCAAAGAACAGCGAGCAAAATCATGAACGAAGAGTTTTCCGTCCTCTCAAGCAAAATCGTCAAGTATCTGAACGACGCTACTATTGTCGCTCGCTTGTCACATTGGAACGTTCGCGGGAGCAACTTTTACGAAGCTCACTTGATGTTTGAACGAATCTATAACGATCTGGCCGACCAGATGGATTCCCTCGTCGAGCAACTCCGTGCCTGCGGGTTTAATCCTGATTTCGACCTGTTCAAGGGTCCTGGGATCTCAATGGAGTATTACGATTGCCATTCAACAGCTGAGCTGACTCTAGATTACGTGATGGCTCTGGATGGTACCATTGCCTTGTTCTACGCATTCTGCGAGAAAAACAAGCAAGACCCCCGTCTTGTTGCTGTCGGTAATCAGATGCAAGCGATGTCATCTGTGGTTCTCGGTGACATGTATCTTCTTCAGTCCTACTTAGCCTGAGTTTACTTGAAAGGTGCTGGGCTATAGTAAGCTCAGTGTTCGATCGAGCAATGTTCCTAGTTGTAAATGCCGAAGGTAAATACTGGGACGGTTTCGGTTGGAGTTTGCAAGGAAAAGAGTTTCTCTCGATCCCTGCTGCTACCCGATCTCTTTACGAGGAGGGTGAAGACCTAGACAACGCTCAGATTTTACCGAAAGAAGAGGCAGTATGATTCCACCTCGCATGGTACCGCCAGGAGTTCTTCAGCTCTATGAGGTAGAGGGAGACACCAAAACTCTTATTCAAGAACTTCCTACTTCACTAAAAAACAGAGAGAAAATCAATCAAATGCGTAACGACATTTTGATGGTTCATCCTAAGAAAACAATCGTTATTACAGAAAACAATGCCTGGAACTGACTCTCCTCATTTTATTACTCACTGTGAAGAAGACGAAGATGGAAACCTTGTTCTCAACTTTCCGGAAGAACTTTTGGATGCAATGGGCTGGGGTGAAGGAACGACTCTCGACATCGATGTCATCGGAGACCGGATCGTGCTGCGAGAAGTTCGACAAACAGGTTCTGAAGAAGCTGGCGTTCCTGGCTGAAGAGAACCGCCGTTTGAAAGAAGAGATTCGTATACGCGATCTGCAAGATAATCCGAGCCATGACGTTTGATTTGATTGTCGGGTCCGGTAACAAATATATGACAACCATTCGTCTTGACAATCGAAACACTACTACTCAAGTATGGTGGTGCGAGGGCAAGCAAGAGTGGCACTGGTGCCTTGTGTGGGAAGACGGAGGTCCGTGGGGTACACACATGCACAATGGGACTGCTCCAACAAAAGAGCAAGCCAGAGCCGATATTACCAAAACAATGATTTGGATCGAAGATAAATGGCCGACGCTTGAATACTTTGAGAACAACTGGTAATGAAAATCTACAACAACGTTCTAACCGACGAAACGATTCAAAAAATTCGAAACGAAACCAATCAAACTCGGGGTGACTGTGTATGGCGCTCAAGTGTTTTGTCCTGGGTTGGTGAGATTCAACGAGGTATCTTGGCTTCAGTTGCTTGTAAAGATATAAGCCCAGAGCTGGCGGAATCCATTGAGAGACAAGTCAAGCATTTGCTCCCCCCGCATGATGAGCTTTATCAGCAGATTTACGTGTGGCCGAGGGCATCTGGGATCTCTGCTCATAACGACGGAAATAAAAAGTTTGGGGCAACTATCTATCTCAACCATGATTGGGAACTTGATTTTGGCGGATTGTTCGTTTGGAAAGATAAAGAAACCGAAGAACTAAAAGTGAGAATGCCTGAGTATAACTCGATGGTTTTGAATGATGACGAAGAACTTCATCTGGTAACTCCGGTTGCTTTCAACTGCATGGCACTGCGTCACACGGTGCAAATATGGGGACTGTAACTTTTTCGCCCTTGTCAATACACTTGATCGTCTGATGGACCTAGACTCTTTCTATTCTGAAAACGAAATTAAAGCCTGGGAAACCGTTCTAGGCCAAAAGATGCACTACCATTATGGTGTAAAAAGCGATAAGAATGACGTTTTCGATCAAGCAATCATTGATCTACTAGAGTTTATACAACCAGGATCTAAAATCTTAGACTGTGGATGCGGATGGGGTGGACCTGCAAAGTTAATCAAACGCGAACTGAATTGTGATATTACGGGGATCACCATCTCTAAAGCCCAGGCGGATTACATCAAGGACTTTCCTGTTTTATGCGAAAACTTAGAGTTTTACACTCCTGACACCAACTATGATGTGGCCTTGTTCGTAGAAAGTTTCACTCACGTGGTAAATACTGCTGATATGCTGAAACGTTTCAGCCCTTATGTGGAGTCTATTATCGTCAAGGACTTTGTTTCTGAAACTCATCAAAGTCTCCCTAACTGGGGAATGACGATTCGGTCGAAAAAAGTTTTTATTGATGAACTTGAGTCAGCAGGATACGAAGTGAAAACCTACTATGAGGTTAATGACTTTATTGCACCGACAATTGAGTTCTGGAAAAATAACTTAAAAAAGTTAAACCCAGAAGAAATCACGGGACACTTAATGTTATTGAACGAGCTTTGCCAATGGCTCGAAAATATTAATGAGAGAGATCTTGACATAAGCGAGTGTGTTATTCACGCTCAACGCAGGTGAAGACGGTTTCCCGTACCCTGAGGTACGGTCTCCACGCTTTACTTCGTCTCCGAGAAAGACTATAATGTAAGGGTGGTTGAAACGGGATGTAGCGCAGCGGTAGCGCGTCTGCTTTGGGAGCAGAATGTCGCAGGTTCGATCCCTGCCATCCCGATTGCCTAGTTCTGGGGTCCTCCGTTGGTAGAGGGTTGCCCTTCCTAGGCACCTGGGAAGATTTCCGAGTGGTTAAAGGAATCTGACTGTAAATCAGACGGCTCTGCCTTCACAAGTTCGAATCTTGTTCTTCCCATTGCCGCCATAGCACAGTGGTAGTGCGCACCCTTGGTAAGGGTGAGGTCCCGAGTTCAAGTCTCGGTGGTGGCTTTGGTGCGCGTTAGGCAGATAGCCTAGAAGGCGACCAAAGAGGGTGCAACAAGGAACGTTGCATTAAACGAAGGATCCCCTAAGCTGCATCGTAGAAATAGCGAAACTTGCTTCAGCATAAGTCGCCCAGTCGCTAAACGTAGGCAGACATCCTCGCCCTGCTTGGAAGAGTGGCCGAGTGGTTGAAGGCGCAACATTGGAAATGTTGTTAAGGAGCAATCTTTACAGAGGTTCGAATCCTCTCTCTTCCGCCACGTCGATTGGCGCAGCGGTAGCGCAACACCTTGACATGGTGGAGGTCACTGGTTCAAATCCAGTATCGACGATTGCCCTTCGGGGCAACAATCTCGTTCGGACATGGGTTCGATTCCCATTGGCTCCATACTCGGGGCCACCAGGCTTTCGACGGGCGAGAGGGTTAGTTTGCAACTGCGAACAACATTGTATCTTTCCGCAGGACTCTGGTCAGCGCCGCTGCCTAGACTCTGAGCGTCACGGGGAGGGCAACCTCCCCTTTCTGACATGCAAACATTACTGTTGCTTTCACTTTTAGGTTGGCCGATTCATGGACCCGTTACGCAAGACCCTTCAGTCAATCATCCTGCAGTTGACATCGCTTGTACTGTGGGTCAGCCTGTTCGTGCTACTCACGCGGGCAGATTACGCAGCGGACGCACAACGACTCTTGGGAATGTAGCTACCGTTGAAGGATTGCGCTGGAGCAGCTTTTACGCGCATCTTGACACTGTGACTGCAGATAGGGATGTTAAAGCGGGGGAAGTTATCGGAACGTGCGGAAACACAGGCACCCTGACAACCGGTCCTCATTTGCATTACTCGGTAAAAACGGTTTACAATCCCAAAGAAAACCTATACTAAACTGCCACCTTTTACCAGACGGTTTTATGAGAACCGCCTTGCAACACACGGCAAGGGGTGGCTCGGGTCCTGATATTGTGACCTTAAATCTTTTGTGCCGAGACAACTGCCCCTGAGACGGGGAACTTCTCCTTTTGTCAATCGGATGTTGATTTCTATTTTTATTCGTGCTCAATCCTTTTACTCTTGCAGCCGTTTCGTTTCTGACTGCTGCGACCCCTGTGTTCTCATCGAGTACTCAGGACCTTTTCGCAAAGTATGGCCAACCTACAGCGCCTCCTCCATTTGCAATCATCAAAGAGTTTGATACAGTTGCAATCAAGGAGGTAGAGAAACCGAAACGACTCATCTGTAAAAGCTGTAATGACAACGAGAACAGCACTCTTGCCTTCTTGCAAGACAAGGGGATTACAGATAAGAACGCTCTTGCCACAATCATGGGGAACATTCGTCAAGAATCAACTTTTTTCCCCAACATTTGCGAAGGCGGAGCGAGAACCAGCTATGGCGGATGTGGAGGTGGCTACGGTCTCATTCAATGGACCTCCAGCAATCGTTACTATGGGCTGGGAGACCATGCCCGTCGCCTCGGCTCAAGCCCTTCCACGCTCGGAGTTCAGCTGAGCTACATGCTTACTGAAACTCAGTGGAAGCGAATCGAAGACCGGATGAAAACACCCGGTAAATCTATCGACCGCTACATGGATTACGCTTATTCGTGGATCGGTTGGGGTCATCATGGTGCCCGTACTTCTTACGCTTACGATTACGC